CAAGATGCAAATTTGCATCTTGAAATTCAATTTTCTGCCCGGCGCATTCCGTGCCGGGCGGATATTTCATCAATGGAGATCGTGACATGAGTGTCAAAATCGAATTACGCGAAGCCGTCCTGATCGCAGGCAGGCATTGCGATGCGGGGGAGATTATCGAAGTTGATGCGCTGCTGGCGCAGCGGCTGGTCGGTGCGGGCCGCGCCATCAAGGCGCTGACTGAAAGCAAGGGGCAGGGAGGGAGCTCTGCGCCGGTGGAAAATGGCAAGCAGGTGCGCGCGCCGGGCTTGAATACATCAAACTCCGCTGGTCTCACCAAACGTTGAGGTTTTGCTGTGGCCGTTGAGACGGATTCGGATCGCACGATATTTTTTGACACTGGCGACTTTGCTATTGTTGCAACCTATGCCAAGGCGTCAGGGGGTGGTGCGGAAATAACCGGGATATTTCTTAACCCGTCAATCAATCTTTCGACATTCGAAGAAGCCGCCGGGATTGATCGTCAGCCTTCATTTTTGTGCCGCGAAAGTGATGTGCCTTCTGGCGCGAAGGGCGGAGACGTGGGCGACACGCTGACGATTAGTGCGACGACATACCGCGTTTTGAATCTGCGCCCGGATGGCACGGGTATGATCCAGATTGATATGGGTCGTTCGGCATGAGCCACGCCCGCACGCAAATCCGCGCAGCAATCGTTTCGGCGCTGACAGGTCTCGTCACCACGGCGGATAGGGTCTATTCGGGCCGCGCGCGGGCGCTGGCGGCCGATCATCTGCCGACATTGCTGGTTTATGTGACGGAAGAAAGTCTTGAGATCGAGAGCGCGGGTCATCGCGCCGTCATGGGCCGCGCTCTCAATCTCGTGATCGAGGCGCGCGTGGTCGCAAGTAATGCCTCGGACGTTGAGGATGATCTCGATCAGATCGAGCAGGAAGTGGAGGCCGCGCTGATGGCCGATCCCACGCTCGGCGGGCTATTGCGCTCGCTCACCTTGCGCCGCGCGCGGATCAGCGCCGTTGCGCCGGGCGAGAATTATGCCGGCGAGAACCGTATGGAGTTTGAAGCGATTTACCGGACGCGCGAGGGCGCGCCGGACATTGTTGTTTAACCTCAAAATCTGGAGAACGGAAAATGGCAACGCATCACGGAAAGAATGGCACCGCCAAAGTCGGGAGCGATACGATTGCGGAGATTGATGCCTTCACGCTGCGCGAGCAGATTGCCACGTCGGACGATAGTGCGATGGGCGACGACTACGCGACGCATCTGACCGGCCTCAAATCATGGAACGGCACTGTGACCTGTCACTGGGACGAGACGGACACAAATGGGCAGGAAACTATGGTGGTCGGCGCATCGGTCGCGCTCAAGCTCTATCCTGAAGGCGCGGCTACCGGGGCGGCTTATTATTACGGAACGGCCACCATCACGGAGGTCGGCACCGATGTGAACAAAGGCAGCATCGTGCAGCGCACGTTCAATTACACCGGCAATGGCGCTCTGACCAAAGCCACCGCGGCTTAAGATCGCTCCACAGATCAGATCAGGAAATGCGGGAAATCTCACATGAGCGAGAATAAATATCTCAACGCTGCGGCCTCTCATTTCAAGGCGTTGCCGATTCAAGAAATCGTCGTTCCTGAATGGGTTGTGGACGGCACGCCGCTGAAAATATTCTGGCGTCAGCGGAACGTTCTGCAGGACGCCAAGATTTTCGCGGATGGCATGGATAATACGCGATTTGTCGATGTTGTCATCATGCTGGCGCGCGATGCTTCCGATAGACCGATGTTTACGCTGGAGGACAAGCAGGCGCTCCTGCGTGCGGTCGATCCTGAGATTATCAAACGCATTGCGCTGGCGATGCTCAAAGCGCCGAGCATCGAGCAAGCGGAAAAAAACTGACAGACGATCAGCGGTTGATGGCGGTGTATCAGCTTGCTGATCGTCTTGGGAAAACAGCTGGCGAACTCATGGAAATGATGAGCTTCGATGAATTCGTTCATTGGGTGGCATTCCACCGCATTCTGGATCGCGAGATCAACGGAAAATAAAGATGGCCACCGCTGAAATTATGCCGCTTGAAATTCGCGGCGAGGACAAGAGTGCCGCCGCATGGCGCTCGCTCAAGGGCAACGTTCTTGAGGCGCGCTCTGCGGTTGATTCATTGTCGCAAGGCCTGCGGGGGCTGCAAACGCTGAGCGCCGGCAGTTTTTCCACGCTGGCGAGCAGCGCCAACATGGCGACGCGGGCGCTGACAAACCCATTTACCGCTGCCGCCGCTGCGGTCGTCGCAGTTGGCACCGCGGCCTATTTCGCGGACCAGAAATTATCGTCGCTCGGCAAGACCGCCTATGAGGTCGGTGAGGCCGCGTCGACGATTGATGGGCTGGAAAAGGCGATCAAGCGCACGGGCGGAGAGACCGAGAATGCGGCGAGTGCGCTCAAAAACATGCAGAAAGAGGTCGAAAAAGCCGGGCGCGACAAGGGTGATCTGCACGAGTTGTTTAAGGTCAACGATTCCAGCCTGAAGGATTCGCAGGGCAATCTAAAGTCTCTCAATGAGGTTTATCGGCAAACAGCGCAGTTCATCCAGAATGCCGCTAGCGAAACCGACCGGCTGGACATTGCCACGCGGGCTTTCGGCAGCGATGCCGCGCCTGCCATGGTGAAGGCTATCATGGACGGCGCCGACGCGCTTGATCGCCTCGGTGGCAACGAGGGGCTTGATCCGCTGGTCGCGCAGGCGCGCGAATTCGATCGGATGTGGAAAGAAATTGGCGGAATTATTAATGAAGTCGGTTATTCGATCCGCGACAAATTGTTGCCGGCCATGGAGGCGTTTTATGGATATGCACGCCTCATAGCCGCCGCTTTGGGGTCGAATGCCGCGAAGCAAAGTAATTTTCTTGCCAATACGCCTGGCGCGCAACGCATGTGGGATACTGGGTCACAGCGTGAAATCGATCAGTTTTATAAAGGGGTCTTTGGCGACAAAAATCGAACGAAAGTTCCGGGCGATGAGGATGACGAAAAGGACTCGTTCAAGAAAAATGAGTTCGACCGCGCAGTAAACTCCATCACCAAGCACATCGCCATCATGAACGCCGACGCCGCTGCTGTTGGTAAGACAGCGGGAGAAATGGAAAAGCTGCGTACGCAAGCGCAGCTTGAAGATGCTGCGCGGCAGGCCGGGATTCCCATCATTGGAAAACAGGCTGAAAAGTTCAAGGAACTGTCCGAGCAGGCACGGCGCGCTGCTGATGCGCTCGCGTTTCGCAAATTGCAGAATGACATTGGCTTTGAGCGCGGGCAGATCGGGCGCAGTGTGGACGAGCAGGCGGTGTTCAGCCGCTTGCGTGGTGCGGGCATCGACGCCGATTCCGAGCAGGGGCGGTTCCTGGCTGCCGAGCTGCGCCTCAATGATGCGCTGCGCGAGACCAAGGACCTCGCCAGTTCCGCCCTCAAGGGCTTCATCACCGACGTCATGAGCGGCAAAAGCGCCATGGAGGCCCTTTCCGGTGTCTTCGACAAATTCGCTGCCAAGGCACTCGACAAGGGCGTCGATATGCTGATGTCGGGAATTTTCGGCGGCATGAGTGGCGGCGGGCAGGGCGGCTTCGGCATTCTGGGGAAATTGTTCGCCTCTGCCAACGGCAACGTGTTCCAAAGCGGTTCCATTCAGGCTTTCGCTGCGGGCGGAATTGTGTCTCGTCCGACCCTGTTTCCGATGGCCAATGGCGCGGGGCTGATGGGCGAGGCTGGGCCGGAAGCCATCATGCCGCTCAAGCGCACGGGCTCGGGCGCGCTCGGCGTGCAGATCGCGGGTCGCGATTCTGCGCCCGCCGCGCAGCCTGTCGTGATCTCGTTTCACAACGATTTTCGCGGCGCGGATAAAGGCGCGGTCGCGGGCATCGCCATCGAATTGAAAAAACTCAAGGCCTCCTTCAACGAGCAGGTCAAGGCCGCGCTTATCAGTGGCCGCGCCACTGCGCCGGGGGCGTGGCGATGACGGCCTCATTTCGCACGATCGGCTTTCCGGCGGGCCTCTTTCGCATTCGCTCTGGCTCGTTCGACTTCGAGAACTTCCAGACCGGCGCGGATTCGTTTCTCTCAATGCTGACGCGCGTCGGAGGTCTGCAGATCCAGCTTTGGGCCGCCAAGCTCGAATTCGTCACGCAGCGGCGCGAGGGCTGGCAGGAATTGCAAAGCTTCCGGGCGAAGCTGGCGGGCCAGCTCGTCCTGTTCGAAATTTATTCGCCAGCCAAGGAACTGCCGCTCGGCGCGGGCGCAGGCTACGCCTCGACCAACAGCATCTTGCCGATCACCGGCACAACGATCAGCGGCGCAACAATCCGCGAGGGTGGCACCACGGCGCTCGTGAAAGAGGCCGCGCCGCGTTATGCGCAGGATATTTTGCTCAAGGGCCTTAAGCCGTCGGCGCGTGTGCTGCGTCACGGTGATCATTTCGGCCTCGGCGGCAATCTTTACATGTGTGTGGCGAACGTGAATGCGGACGCGAACGGCGAAGCGCGGGTGCCGTTTCGCTGGCGTCTGTGGCGGCCCGCCGAGGTCAATGACATCGTCACGCTGCGCAACCCGACATGCCGCGTGCAGCTTCGTTCGCCGAATGAGGGAACGATCGAGATGGACAATGTGCTGCACGGAGAATGCGGATTCTCGGTGCGCGAAGTGCCTTACACATGAGGATTGCTGCGTGAGCGCCATCATTGATGCCGCGTTCTGGCGTGGCGAGGTCAATCAGATATTCATGATCGAGGCCGATTTCGCGGCGGGCATGGCGCGGTTCTGGAACGGCGTCGGCGCGCTCGATTATGGCGGCAACGTCTATCAGGGTGCCGGCGAACTGATCTCCGTCGAGGGCCTGCGCACCGGCACCGAAATCGAAGTCGCGGAAATCCGGTTTCGCCTCAACGGCGTCGATTCCGATATTCTCGGCGGCGTGTTGGATGCCAGCATCAAGGGCCGCTTCGCAGAAGTCTATGAGGCATTTCTGGATGCGGAGTTTCGCGTTATCGAGCGCGAATTGATGACGCGATGCCGCCTCGACACCAGCTCATATGCCGTCGGCGATGAAGGCAAGGTAAGCGTCGAGATCGTGACCCATGCCGGCATGTATCAATTGCTGAACAGGTCCGCCGCCAAATGTTCGCCGGAAGAAGCCAAGGCGCTGTTTCCTGCCGAGACCGGCTTCGATGAAGTCCACCTGCAGGAAGATATCGCCAGTCAGTGGAAGCCGAGCTGAGAATTCAGGTCTGCACAAAATGCCCAGCATGGATAATTCCGAACTGCGCGCGCGTCTCGCCGCCGCGCTCAATGCAGCTGAATATCGCTGGCTGAACGAGCCGGTGATCTGGGGCCGCAGCGATTGCCTCATGTCCTGCGCGGACGTGCTGGCGGGGCCGCTCGGCTTCGATCCCGCCGCTGATTATCGCGGGCGTTATTCGACCGCGCGGGGCTTCAAGCGCATCCTGCACCGCGAGGGCTTTGGCGATCTGCGCGAATGTCTCGACTGGTATATGCGCAACGTCCTGCACTGGCGCAGGATCAGGCCCGGCAAGGCCGAGATCGGGGATTTCGGGTTGTGGCAGCAGACTGAAAATGTCTGGACCTGCGCGCTCTATCACGGCGCGGGCTTGTGGGCGGTGCGCGGCGAGCGCGGGGCTGTCTTTGCGCCAACGCTCCTGATCGACCGGGCATGGAAGGTGAAGTCATGACTTATTGCCCGCCGGGTATCTCGCGCGATCTGTTTGACCAATGGGCGCGCGCGCCACGCGAACCGATTTCGACGGCGATCGCGTTGACTGCATTCATTTCGTCCACGTTCGCTGTCTCGACTGCGGTTGCTGGCGCTATTGGTGGCGCGCTGCTGTCCATTGGGGCGTCAGTCGCGCTTTCTGCTGCTTCGACCCTGCTAACGCGTTCCAGAAAACAATCGTCGTTGGCGGGTGGGCAGGGCGTGGCGGTGGCGGATCAGCAGGCCCTGCGCCAGCCGCAGATCGGCCCGATCCCGGAGCAGCGGCTCGTGCTCGGCACGGTGACAAGCTCCGGCGTGCTGATCTGGCGGCGCTATCAGCCGCCATATCTGTGGCACGTCTATCTGATTGCCGCGCACAAATGCGGAAAACTGCTCTCGGTTCGGTTGAACGGCAAGGATGTGTCGCTCTCGCCCAGCGGGCTGCCGGACTCTCCGCCTTATTTGCAGGACGGTGTATCCTATCTTGAGGTGTCGTATCGCGACGGCGACGACGATCAGCTGATCGACCCGATCATCGCGCGCGATTTTCCTGCGATGCCAGCGACCTTTCGGCATCGCGGATTTGCCACCGTGGTGGTCAAGGCCAATTACGGCGCGAGCGATGCAGTTCACAAGGCGATCTATGGCGCTGATTTCAATTTCAATCCGCTGTTTCGCTTCGAGGGCGCGCGCTATTTCGATCCCCGCCGCTCGACCTGCTATCTCGATGATCCGTCAAGCTGGGTGAACGGCTCGACTGCGAGCCTCAACATTGCCCGCTATCTCTATCATCCGTGGCCGAATACGCGGCTTGTCGATCCCGTCACTGAAATCGACTGGGAAAAGATGAAGCGCGCCGCCGATATCGACGACCGATGGGCAGGAAGGAAAGACGGCTCGCGCGAGCGCAACCATACCTGTGACGGTATCATCCTCTCGACCGCCGACCCCACGACGACCTTGCGCGAAATGCTGACATCAAACGACGGTCTGCTGATCCAGAACGCCGGG